CTCCCAGCCAACATAAGGCCAGATATAGACATTGCTTTTCGTAGGTGTTGCAAATACGTTTCATTGTTTTCCTTTAAGTGTTTCATTTCTTTTTAGGTGGTCTTCCTCTTTTTCTACCGTAAGTTCCTTTTCCTGCAGGCATAATATTCTCCTTACCATTTAGTTTTGTTAGCCCAGTAAGCCGCAGACATCTTGCCTTTGGCAATGTTCTTAGCGTGCCTAGCCCTGAACGATCTTTGTCTAGCAGATGGTTGCTTGTCACCAGTAACACCCTGCTGCCCAAATCTTATTGTCTTAATCCTGTCTCCTTCTTTAGCCACTACAACGTGTGACTTAGTAGCATGGCTAGGAGTAGCCTTTGGTTTGTTAAATCCAGATACTCCTGCTCTTTCAAGTCTTGGGTCTTTTCTGATTGCCATTATCTGGACTCCGGGCCTAGAACACGTTGTAACATTTTCTCTAGAGTTTCTAACCTGTAAGATAAAACATCTAGGTTATCTATAATCACAGCCATGTCATCTCTGTCACGTTTAAGCATTGCAACATCACTTGATATACTACTAGCCCACCACACTGCGGTAGTTGTTTGGACTATCAAAAATATAACAGCACTAATTAAGTATGGTGGTATTGTCATTACGTCTCCACTGGAAATATAGGATTAGGATTAATACTTAAAGATGTACCGTTAGAAGATTGTCCTGCCCATATAATGCAAGCCTCTTCTTTGTCCTTCAAGTTTTTAGTAATAACTAATGTAGATGTAGTTTTACTTTCGTTAACAAACAAAACAAAAGTTGTGGTCATATCTAGATGGCTCATAACTACTGGCACTTCTTGATAGTTGTCATGAAGTATATCTATCATAGCCATGAATCCTTCAGTACAGCCAAGGTTCATCTTGATTTGTTTTTCGTACATACCTTCAGGCATTTGATCTTGCGCCTTAACCAATACAGGCATCATAAGAATGGCAACCAGTACACAGTATGCAATAATAGATACAACAAAAGCATTTACAGTTCTCATTTAAATCTCCAATTTCCAAATACCATTACCTTTCCATCATTACGAACTGTTATACCAGTATCTATAGTTTCTGTCACAGGTCTAACCATCATTAACTCATAATAGTTTTCTGTAGCATAATTAAACGTAGCCATAAATGGCAAGTTGATCAAGTTAGCAGCACTAATTGTAACAAGTGCTAATGCGAATACATACAACTCATCATCGTTTTTCTTTACAAAGTCTTCCCATCTGTCCCATTCGGACTTAGTTGTTTGTCCTTGATCCCACTGCATTGTTTCGCAGGTTGCTGATCCTCTTCCGTTTCCAGTTCCCACAACTCCCTTGTAAGAGCAAGCAATATCTCCATACCTCTTTGCTTCTGCTGATTCTCCATTCAGGTTGTATTCTGAAACTACTACTGGTTTCCCCAATGATAATGCGTCTTGTATGGACTTGCGAAACTGCGCCTCAGATAATCCAAAACCAGTTTGCAAATAAATAACATCCGCTTTAGCGTAGTATTCAGGCTTGACTCCGGGGGTTAGGTGTACACCAATAGGTTTGTTAACACCTTTGTTTCTAAGGTTCTGTATTAGTACGTTTACTTCTTGTGCTGAGTAATACTCATCGCATTCAAGACATACAACGTAATGACTAACTAGATCATCTACTGCGTCTACTACTTGATTCTGATAGTCTATCTGATTCTGTAGCCCCTGCTTGTAGGCTTGTGGGCTGTCATCAGATATAAGCCACATTACAGGAGCCAGATTTTTATTACGCAACTTATTAAGACGATCACGCCAAGCAACTCTATTAACACTGCTCACCTCTTTAAACGAAGAGTCATAACTTCTAGCCATCACATCAGCGTGTGTATCACCGTTAGCGTTTAACTTCTCTATAACTATATCACGCCAGTGATTACTGCTTTCATCTGACAGCCAGTCTAATGTGCTGTACTTGTTTCTCTCTATTAAGAATGTAGACTTGTAGTCTGCATACAGATTAGAGTTTAGTCCAAGCGCCCCCAATGTAAGCATAAATGCCAATACCGCTACCGGGATTCCAATTCGTACCATCCGCATATCTTATATCACCATCCCTAGGTTTGCCTCTGCTAGTTGCAATTGTAGTATTAGCAGGGTCTATGTTAGTTTGTTCTAATCGCATTACATCTAAGTTAAAAATAATATCCGACAATCTGTTTAGTTCGCTAAACAAGTAATCAGATAAGTTCTCATTATTTACTGGAGCAGGATTAGGTGTCCATCTATTAACTGACTTAATATTCTTAACCGGAGCATTAGCCATAATCCCTTAATCCTCTTAAGCCACGTTGCTGCACTTCAAATGCTACACCATGTAGTTTCCAATCCATGTCCGTAGTAGACTCTACTTTGATTCCAAAGTATTTACCGCTTATGCGACAGGATACTTTAGATTGAGTGTTAGGGTTAAAGGATACCGGTCCCTGCCATGTAATTCCTTGCTCAGTGCTTATCTGTCTGCCAACATATACGTTAACAGAATTATCACCGCTAACATCAATCTGAGGGTAAACTGCTGTAACTGTTTTTACTGATTGCGGGTCATCTAAATCTATACCAGTTCTTTCTATGTAGGATGTCATGTTAGTTCCATCTTTGGTATTACCAGAACTATCACGAAATATCTTGGTGTTAGTTACATCGCAAAATACTAAATTCTTTTTAACATTATCGTAGTTACGTTCACCCCATGCGCCTGAACCAGTATCCCAATACTCTGAACTAGCGCCCCATGTGGCACCTGCGGTAATATCTATAATGCCGTTGTTAATAAAAGAGGTATCTGGTAAATCTCTAAACGAAAACGTATTGTCTTTCCAGTTCCATATAAGAGCCTTATTAACTACATCGCTACCAGAACTAGGGAAACAAGCAAGCATCTCATTACGAACATAGTCTGCCGCAACAAAACACTTTTGATAATTGTCACCAGACAAATCCTCAAACATTGCCCTGCGTACTTTGTTAGGTAATAAAGGCGTTACAGTTTGACCATTACAAATGTAGCAATCACTGTTGCCTATAAAGAAATGACCACCATCAAACTCTTTGATAGCCTCTTTAGATAATGCGCCAACAGTAGGGCTGAGAAGTTTAAATGAGAATATGTAGGGAGTTCCTACATAGTTCATAATGTAAATAGAATCTTCTTTGTAAATTAAGAATGAATCACCTAACGGCAATCCATCTACAATATCTCCGGGCGTGTCAGATAGTTCGTACTCACCTGCATCTAGGGTAGCATCAGTCTCATCCCATGTAGAAGGAGCGGCACCATATGAAGCCTCAGTAGACCACTTAACTAATCGTGGCTCTTGATTAGACCTGTTCCAATTAAGGCCCACAAGAAATGTTCTGAACGATCTGATAGACTTGCAAGAATAACTTGCATTAGGCCAGTTAGACAAAGCGGTAAATGGTGTTCCAGTGCTAGGTATCCCGCCAGACAAAGGCCACATCTGAGGCTCATCAAATCCGTTAGTAGCAACTACAAGACCATTAAGGTTAGTAGCAGTCCATCTACGACTAGAAGTATTAGAGCCGTATACACCAGAGGTTCTTGTTACATCAATCCATGTAGTCCCTGTGTAAACCGCTATTGCTTCAGCGCCATAGGCTATCCAGTAATACAGTCCCGCACCAGTTAGATACGGGTGGATGTAGTAAGGGGCAAACGGACAAGTAGCCATCACTTCCTGATAACCTGCGATTTTCTTTACGCCGTTATCAAGGAATCTTACATTGTTTCCGTCAGACCATGCACCCTGTGGAAGATTATAAGGGGGTATATCCTTTATAATTCCTATAGAGCCTACGTTATCGAAGGGTACTAATGGCATTTACATTCCTCCGGGAAGAAAGTACCCATTAATATAAGGAATACATCCACCATCAGCAGTGGCAGCACTTGCACCATTAATTTCAATTTTTCTATTTGAAGTGTTAACAAAAAATCTTTTAGAATTAGTAACGTGCTCATCTTCTGTAGCATCACCACCACCCTCAACTGTTCCTAGTAAATGCCCAGTTCCAGAATCTCCATCTACTCTAGCATAAAATGTTGTGCTTAAAGCAAAACCTCCATCTTGAGCAAGTTTAAAACTAATTTCCATGGATTCCGCAAATGTTGGGCCTTGGATAGTAACATCTACCCACCCTTGGTTTCCTTGAACACTTACACCAGTATCATAATCATCAGCATACATTACATGATCCGCACCATCGTGATAAAATTTGTCTATATTACCAGAAGCATTTACATACACCGCAAATATGCAACGATCACTACCATTGTACCAACCATGTTTAGATTGGCTGTAGGTAGGTGCGGTTGTAGAGTTTAAGAATGATGCGGCTACCAAAGGAGATGCGCTAATAGCAGACTCATCCATGTAAATGTACTGCCATTGCGATGTACCTAAAGCACTACTAGAAGCATTACTGCCTCCACTTCCTAACACAAATGTTAATTGGCTATCCCAATAAAAAGTTTCTGGAGCAGAGCCATCGTCTACTTCATATGCCCCCGCTCCAATTAATATTTGACTTGTTGATGACCAAGTAAAATTTGATCTGTTAACATATCCACGATTGCGAATGGTTCCCCACTGTGTAGCGGTAGCACCACTGTTAACCTGTAAGTATTTACCCCCATTACCTGATACATCAGGAATAATAGGAGCATTACTGTTTGATGGAAATGAGTTTTGTAGCACAGATTTAATCAGGCGAAGATGGTCATCCCCTTGTGATATAGCATCAGTCCCTGGGGGGTTGGTGCTAACTAAATCTTTTACATACGTTCCTGATTCTAAAGCCATACTATACTCCTGATGATAGTGCTTTTATTTCTGCTTCTGTTAATCCAATAGCCTCAAGTTTAGCAATAGCATTGGCTTTGTCTGATTCTTCTTGAATTTGTTCTGGTGTTTTTTCTGGCTCTGGCTGTGGTGGTCGTGCTACAAAAACATTATTAGCATAAACACCACCAATATATGCGTTTGCGTCTGCTTCGATTAAAAGGCCGTCTGCGTGGTATTTGCTACTGCCATCCCACTCAATTATGTTGTCTACAACCCCACTGTTTACTATTGCATATTTCATTATTTGTACTCCCATACAATTACGATGCCGTCTTTAGCGTCCTTAGTTGTTCCATTTCCATATAAACCTGCGCTACCAGACCCGTATCCTGTTGGCTCAAAATTATTTGTACTAGTAGAGGTTGTACCCCAAGTTCCGCCAAAACCAAACATAGAATCAGCACCGGCATAAACGGCATAGCCTCCACCATGACCCCCATTTATATTTAAATCTCCACCAGATGCGGTTCCTCCTACGCCACCAGTATAGTTAGCAGTTCCTGCCGCACCTG